AGGTACAGGTATTATCCAACTAATAACTGAACTAACTATATTTACAACTGCATCTGCTACACCACCCATTTAACTATGAAACTCCCTTTTATGTTTTTGACCTATTCTATAAATAGACCCATCAGTTCTAATCCATTTAACACATTCACCTACTGGCGTTCTGTCTTTAAAATAATTATAAAGTTTTTTTGTAAGTTCTCTTGTGTTTCTTATTGATACCACTTCAATCAACCAAGCATTTCTTCCTGACTTCCATTCTGTTTGTTTAATCTTTCCATTCTGTCTAAATCTTTTTTCTACTAAATCATGCAAGTATGCCCAATTAGCAAAGCCAGTTAATTCTTCTCCGTCATATATTTTCATACATTGTTTTAATCTCATTGATGGCATTAAATATAATCGTAACTCGTCATCTGTCATAGCATCATATCTTTTAAACTTTCTAAATAACTCAACTATTTCACTCATTATTTTCTACCCCATCTAAGTTCTTGAACTGCTTGTGAAGCATAATCAAAACCAACATCACCGCTAAAGAAAGTTTGTTGTGAATTTGTGTTTGTGTATCTACCTTGTTTTCTTTCAAAGTCTGCCCAGTGTGAAGTTGCTACAATAGAAACATCTGATTGATCAACAGATTCATCTACGCTGAAAGATTCTATTTGACCTTTAAATAATAAAAACGGATCAGATATAAGTGATTGTGAAGAATCTAAAAAACCTTTGTAAACTTCTACATCTTTGTTCATGTAATTATTGTTTAAAAATAATGATATGATTGTTTGATCTGCACCAGAAAATCTTAATTCAATATTAGTTACTTCTACTTCTGAACTTTCACTAACTGCTGAAGCATCTAAGAATAATGATGAAGCTGTATAAGTATTTGTATTGTAAGTTATATCTTTGTAATGATCTGTATATCTTGATCCTGATGCTACACCTAAATAAACTAATGTAACAGGATTAAGCTTATCACTTGCTAGTTCTGTATTAACTGCACTCGTTAAACCTCTAGCCATTATAAACTCTCAATTACATCTAATTCATATTGATATAGATTGGTTGTGCCTATAGAATATTCTTGAACATCGTTTGTAAGTCTAACAGTAAAAGGTACATCATCATACACTAATGTAGCGTCATCTGCTACTGCTTCTCTTAAAGGCGGCTCAAAAGTTAAAGTTCCAACACCAACTGCATCAGAGTTTAAATCTTCTACTGCCATGTAAATTTTGTTTCCTGTAGAAAATTTAAAATAATCTCCAGCTTTTAAAACTCCATTTTCACTGTTTCCCATGCTATCAATAGAACAAGTTGTATCTCCAGCAGACAAAGCACCATCTATTCTAAGTGTGACTGTTGCTGATCCCTGTGCATCTAATTCTGGTGGAATTACTGTAAAGGTTTCTAGTCTTGATCTTTGTTTCATAAGAAAGGCTTTAATAGGTGCAAACTCTGCTCTAGTCATTGGTGGATATGCAAGGGTAATTCTAAATTTTTGTCCATCAATCTGTCTTGCTTGTACTCTGCCAGATGTCGTTACAGATGTAATCGTGTTTTGTTCTGAAGCTATATTTGCTGATTTTGCTTTTGGTGTTGTAGGTAATTGTCCACTCATATTATACTAACGCTGGTTTTCCTTTTTGGTTTAATGCAGAATTGACAATGTTTACAATAACTGCTCTGTTATCAATTAATAATTCTTTTACGCCTTTAACATCAGTTGCATTAATCGTAAAGTTTACGTTAGTACCTAACTGTTGTAGTCTTTCATTAGAAACAATCTCTCCGTCTTGATTAGGTACAAATAACTCTCTGCCACGTTCTCCAACTAGATATGCGTTTGTTTGTGTAGTTCTTCCACCTGATGCTCGTCTTAATACTGAACCGCCTTCTGCTCTTTGTCCTCTAACTTGTCCGCCTTCTGCCGCACCTAATAATGCAAGTAATATTCTAAGACCAGCTTGTTTAGTTAATTCAGATGTTTGTTTTTTCATTATACCTAGTTTCTTTTGTTCCATATCTACTGACTTTTTAATTTCTAATCCAAACAACTTTTCTAATATTAATAAAAATGCTTTCTCTAATACCATTCTTATTACAGCCGCTAATGCTTCTACTAATGCTTGTCTAACAAGATTTCTTAATGCTTCTCCTAAATTTTTACCGAGAATAATTGATTCTGCTAATGCTCTTGATACAGCATCTATACCCTTAAATAATCCTTCAACAAGAAGCTGGTGTATGTTTGCAACTTGATTTTGAAATTTTGTCATTCTTTCATTAACGACTGTTTGTAATGCTTCTTGTATCTTTTCAAAATTAGTTTTTACCTTTTCTGAATTTTCTACTGATTGATCGGAAACAATTGGTCTATCTTTTACACCTGTAGGCGGTATAGCTGTAGATAATCCTCTATTACTTGATATACGAGTTTCACCTATATTATTTAAGAACTCATCAACTGCTTCTGATTCTTGTAGTGTTTTATCTAAATCCTTTATATCTTTTCTCAGTCCTCTTGTTGCAAGAGCAATTCCACCAATGATAGCCGCCGCACCAGCCGCTAAAGCAAAGAGTGGATTAGCTAACATGATAGCTGTTAAAGTTCCAACTGCTTTTGTTAATAATCCTATTGTACCAATTAAATTTAATACAAATGCACCAAACTTAATTGCTATTATCCCTATTAATAAATTTTTAAAAAGTTCAAAATTTTCTACAACTAAGACTACTGCTTTTCTTAAACTTTGCATTGCTAACGCTATTTTCTCTCCAACTAATATTCCAAATTGTGTTATTTGTCTTTGATTGGTTGTTACAAGTTTTTGTAAATCACCTAATTGTTTTTTAAGTTCATCAAAGAAACCTTTGGCTACTGATGCTTGGAAAATAAAGAAGGCATCTTGTAAGTTTGATATACTACCGCTAACAGTTTTTGATAGTTCTTCCATTAACTGTCCAAACTCACCACCTGTTCCAAATGCTTTTCTTAATCTTTTAATTGTTTCTTGAATAGAATATCTAGTTCCAGCTTGGAAACCAGCCATAGCAGATACACCACGTTCTCTAAATAATTCTGCACTAGCTACACCAGCACTTAATGATCTTTGAACTTGTAAAGAAGCTAATGCAAAATCGCCACCTAATAAAACTGCTGTGTTACCAGTTATTTTAAGTAATTCTTCAAAACTAACACCAGCTTTTTCTGCTGTTTTTCTAACAGTTGCTAATGATGTAATACCTTGTTGAATGTTTCTTAATTCAAATGGGGTGGTAGCGGCAAACTTAGTAACTTGTTCTAATGCTCTTTGACCAGCTTGTGCAGAACCAAATAATGCTTTTAATTGAACGCCTAAGTTTTCTATTTGAATACCAGCGTTAGCAAAGCCTCTAACAACTGCCGCAGTACCAACACCAATAAGAGCATTTCTTAAATTAAAAACGGATTGTCTTACTCTTTGTAATCTGCTTTGAAATTGTCCAAATGCTCGTCTAGTATTATCTACTGCGTCTAGGCGTATTTGTAGGCGTTCTGTTGCCACTTGCTAGTTTCTCCTTATCCGCCTTCACCTTAAAATAAGCTACCCAGTAAGTAAATTCTTCTTCTGTCATAGCCAACACTTCTTCCATACTTTTATGTAATTTTTCGCCCAAAGCAAGTATGGTAAATAACTCTGAGTCGTATCTTACTTTTTTTCGGCTTCCTCAAAAGGTATTGTGTTTAGCATTTCAGTAGCTACTCTTGCAATAACTTCAGGATCAGCACTATTAAGTAATACCCTTTTATCGTCTAATTTGAAAACTTTATTTCCATCTTGATCTCTGGCTTTCAACATTAAAGCATCTACAAGAACACTTAAATCGTCTTGTTTTGCACCTTTAAATAAGTTTCTTTTTTCTGCCATTGAAAAAGGTGAACAATATATAACAAGGGGATTACCTTCCTCGCCCCATTCAGCGACCTCAATTTTCTTGATTCCTTGTTTTTCAAAATGATCTTTTACTCTATCTATTACACTCATGCGTTAGCCTTCCTTAAACAGTACTTTCCGTTAATGCACCATTTCCTTGAAATGATATTTCCATTTCTACCATTCCATCAAATGATGAGTTGATAGTTCTACCAG